GCGTGACGCTAACATCTTCCAGTTAAGCTTTTCGATTAGTCGCATCTTTACGCCTCGCCATTAATGCTGCCGTTACAGCTATCACTGAACGTTTACGTTTTGGTTGTTTCATATCTTCCACCAATAAAAAAGCGCACCAATAGAGTAGTGACAGCCCGATAGATGGGTACTCTAATAATGCGCTTACTTGTTGACTCTACCTTGTGCCTGTCACAGCATGTTTAGTATACATTAAATTTCTAGTTAAGCATTACCGCTAAGCCTTATTTGTTTAGTAGATTCTCGCGTACTCATTACCAAGTATCATGACTTCACCCTTCATGAATTTAAAACCCTTAGTTAAATCCCCCTTACCAATTGTAATGTGCGGGATAAACTCGTAATCATACGCATAGCCCAATGAGTTAAAATACTCGTGCCTATCAACGGCGAAATCACAATCAACAGTTAGCACCGTCAGATCAACTCGCTCCCAATACTCAACGTCAATAACAACTGCTTTACCACTTCCGTTTGATGTTGAGAATTTACCAGCCTTATCTGCGTCACAAAAACAAGTGGTTAGGTGTAAGTCGTATCCATCAATTCCGCCGCTAATTACAGATAGCGCTGAAGTAAACTTGCTCATATCTCTTTCCTTATTTGTTTAGTAGCTTATCAATTAACTTCCAATGCTTTGAGTTTTTGTCTAAATCTCTCAACTCATCCTCAGACACTAGAAACTTAACAGCCTCCCGCAACTCTGCATTCTCTTCTACTAGTCGGTCGTGGTTGTTGATTGCATGCACTACCGCTTTGCCAATTGCTTCTCCATAAAACTCACCACAATTAGCGCCGTCAAGTTTATCGGTTTTATCCTGAAGGAAATAGTGACAATCACCCGACTCATCTATTGAAACTGGCAACCCATCAAACACTTCACTCATCTTCATATTTTCCATCTCATCCACTCCAAATAAATATTAAAATAAACCATTACGCATCCCCATTAAAAAAGGTGTAGCAAGCAATCTTGCCGTCATCGCTCCTGTGAACCTGTAGCAGCCACTCTTTACCCTTCTTTAGCTCACTAAGTCGCTTTGCCATGGTTGCGCGAGTTACATCTAGCTGCCTTGACGCTTCGCTAATATTAAACCCAACCTCAACCATGTAAGTTTCAAGTTTAATCGCTTCAACCTGAATTGTTGAAGGCTCATCTAGATAATCACATGTTGTCATTTTATTTACCATTTTGCTTGATTTGCGTTAATTATGGATATAATATTACCACCAGTCAAGCAACTTTCAAACAAACAGGACAATGAAAGATGAAAACATTCGAAACAGAAAAACATAACATTCCAGAGGGTGCGACTCATTACTCTGAAGAGCAGTTGGGTGCTTACTTTTGTTGGTATATTATTTCATCCGATAATGCAGAGATTGCAGTGCTGGACGGTGTTGGATTTGGTCTGAACTGGCACGCTTGCGAGCATAGTGAGCAGTTCGGTGATAATGTAAAACCAATCCCACAAACCAACATAGAAACACCAGAAGAGAAAGAGGCGCTTGACCTAATCGACACCACACCACATCAATATGAGATGAGTAAGTTTAGTGGTAATAAACCACGCACCAAGGCTGAGTATGTGAAGTGCGAGTTTAAAAGGGTTAGCGATCTCGTTCTTGAGTGCGAGTCTGGAGGCGTGCTTTATTGCGAGAGCTCATCAGGCGAAATCGGTGTAGAGCTTTGCATGTACGGAGCTATATCAATGCACAGACACTCTGACAACTTATACCGACGCATCGAAACCCAAATGACTGAGCGTGATGAGTTTATTGGTGAGTGCAAGAAGCTAGAAAAACAAACAGCAGTCTTCGGCAAGGTAATTTCTAATAAGTGGTTTGAGGCTATGTACGACTCAGGCAAATTCAAACTTGTGGAGTCAAACTAATGAACCGACAAGACATACTCCAGCAAGAAACAATGAAGCGCTTTCACTCTGTACCGAAAGCAAAAGGCGAGAACTCAAATAAGCCATCTAAGAAGATGGTTAAGACAATGAAGTGTCGTAAGCGTATCGAGGTGATGCAGGAAGCTAAAGAGCTTGGTTGTAGTGTTGATGAGCTTTATTAAGGCAGCCTATGAACAATAATCAAATGTGCGAGATGGTCACACTAAGACGCACAAACAAAAAGCAAGCTGATCGCATCGCTGAACTTGAGCGAATGCTTGTAAGGGCTTCCAATAAACTGGAATCCTACGATGGTACTGAGTTTTTTGTGGCTAAGATTAATATGGTTTTGGAGGGTGAGTAAGTGAAACATAAACATGACGAAATGATTGTGGCTAAAGCTGCGAATACGGGTTTAGTTCAGTTCATTAAGATGGATGGAGAGTGGGAGAATGCAGGTTTATCAGATAAGTTTATCAGCTTCTCTGAGGAGTACGATTACTTCCTATGTCTGCCACAACACAAAGAGGCTTGCTTGCATTGGTTGAATGGTGGTGATGTTCGAGCTATTCACTTCGAAAATCAAATGCCAGACTCCGGGGTTATGTTCGACTCTGACTTTGTTGATGTGGAAGATGGTGTGGATACATATCCGTGGAAAGGAAATCACATCTTTATGCAAGAGCACGAAATTGAAATCAAACCAAAGAAAGAGAAGCGTTGGATTATTTGGGATGAGAATCAAGACTCTTACCACTGCGCATTCTTGGCTGACCCTAGCGACAGGTACGAAGCTAACTTTAAGTTCAGCATTCACGAAATAGAAGTCGAGGTTTAAATGCCAACTGAAACAATGGCTGAATTTTACGAACGAAAGTGGATTGAGACTGGTGATTTGAATTACCTTGAGTTGGCGAATAAGTTGAGAAGTAAGGGAGGTGAGTGATGGAGATGTCAAGAACCGGACTTGTAACGGATAGCAAGGCTAGAACCATTAGTGGTTGGTTTGGTTCTGGGTTAGTTTTGCATCGTGACGGTATTTTTCTAATCAGAGAGAACACCGCGCACAAGATAAGCAAGCTGTTCGGTTGGTATCTATGCAAGTTTCGAGGGTTTGTGTTTTCAGATCAATCTGCATACGGTTACAAATTCGATGGATACTCAAAGTCTAAATAAAATAAGCCCGCAATTAAGCGGGCTTTTCTTATGGTCTCGGTAAATCCAATTCACCTTCATACCATGTTAGGAAGCTAGATATGTTTTGCGTAGCGGTATCTAGTGAGGTTAGGCGTAACAGGTATGCTGTATTTGGCTTAAGTAACTTCTCGCCACCTAACGTTGATTGAATACCACCCTTACCCTGATTCGAATCATTACCAAACGAGTAAGTAGGCGCAAAGGCTAAATCACCATCAGCGGTTATCGTTGCGCCCACAATAATTTGAGCCAATCCAGCAACGGGGTTAATATCTGATGCGTTTTGATATTCAGCTACAGTCCCTCCCGTATAAGTGGCTCCAGTGTATATCTCACCTTTAACACCAGTCCCATCAAAGTTAATTACCCTACCCTTAAGGGCGACAGGTAGAGCACCAGTCAAGAAGATGGTGTCATTAGATGCACCAGCGGCCACATCTTGGAGTAGAGTCGATCCCTCATGCTGAACCCCAAGCTTTGAGTTAGCCTCAACATATGACTGAACGGTCATCGCTCGCTCACCCTCAAAAACCCCTGAAGGCGTACCCAGGTCAATTACCGGAGTACCTTGCTTTCTTTCCTCATCAACTCTCATATCATTCCCTTACATGCTTTGTGCTTGTGCTAAATCTTTGGCTGCTCCTGCTAGTGCTGGAGCTTGGTTAAGTAGAGCTTGTGTTTGCTCTACTTGCTTGCGACTGTTTCTCAACTCTTCTTTCTCTGACTCACTTCGAATGATCGACGGTGGTGTTCCGTTAACTTCTGCTTTCGCTTTGATGTATTCGTCTAGGTTTACATTATCCAACACTGACGGCTCATAAGCTGCGATGTTGATAGCAGACTGCACAGTGTCATCCATACCCATTAACTGGCCTGAACGTTGAGCGCGTGTAATTGGTGACTCATACACGATTGTGTAATCACCTTCAGCATCCATTAGCTCTTGAGGCATCTCAGGCAATAGACCTTGGCGAGATAGGATATCTAGCTCACGCTCAATCATTGGGCCTAGATACTCTTGCTCAAGTCTGTCAGCAGTAGGGGCGAGTAGGATACCTTTCTCTTGCGTTCGCGCCAACACTTCCGTAGCTGTCATCTGTGGCGTTTCTACAAGAATCTGGAATAGGTTCAAATAGAACGAGTCGTTAATGATTCGGCGTGATTCCTCTATCATACCTTGGCCAATATCAGGACGAGCACCTGTATTCATTGGCTGAACCATTTGCTGACCTTGAGGGCCTACACCACCATGAGTTACACCACCCGGCTTAAAGTTGATCGCCATTGGCCCTGAGCCTAACACGCCAACACCTTGACCTGAAGATGGTGCAAGTAGTGGAGGAGTTACCGCCATATGCCCAGCCATGAGATTGGTTTTACGCATCTCATTAAGGCCCTTGATCTCTGGTAGCATCTGCATAGCAGCAGAGCGACCGTAGATTTCATTGGGCGATGTTTGTTCACGAGCTACTGCGTAAGGGAATGAGTAGTAACCACCACCTTGCAATGGCTGCTCCATATCCTCTTTGAAGAAGTAAACGAACTTGTATTGACGCTTATCGGGGTTAATCGACATCTCGTCATAGTCTTCATTAGGATGCACGATGTGGCAGAAGGTGAACTTGGTATCGCCCTTATCCTGCATAATCTTGCGAGGTAGAGCCTCTTCGCCCCACTGCTGGATAGCTTGAGCTTTAGTGAACTGAAACTCACGCATCGCAGTATCGACAACGCCGAAGTTATTCACGCCAAAGTACATGTCACCCAAGAAGAGTGACTGATAGATAATGCCTTTACCGTTCGGTGCTTCATTCAGCGTCATTACTCCAGTACCAAACCCCATTAGCGAACGGATAGACTGGTAGTTACTGGTAGAGAATCCCGACTTAGACGCATAGCGCATGGCAAATAGAATATCAGTCACATCTGCAAAGTATCGCTTAACGTTCTGACTATCGTTCAATGCATCATTATCTGTTCGCAGTGAGTGCCATTGCTCAGACTTAGGTGTAATCAGACCGACAATAGCCGAAGCGCTTCGGTTGATTGCCATAGCTGTAGTCGAATCATAAATACGCTGCGTACGTTGAGTGCCAGGTGAGCGCGTTACATTAAAGTCAGCTTGATCTGTTAAACAACGCTCGGCTACATCTTGCCAGAAATTTTCCCAATTCCCACGGTATTTAGTCAGACTTGCTGAGAGCTGCTTATAATCCATTACGCACCACCTAGCTTAGTAACAGCCGTCTTC